TTTTTCAAGTAGCATGAACTCACATTTCATTGCTGAGTAAATTCTTTTATGTATCGCAGACATAACCCGCGATCCGCGCTCCAATAATGCAACTGTAGTACCAACAGCCGCTGATTGATTACCGTCGCCCACTTGTAGATCAGCAATGCTCGCGAACCGCTGGCCCGCGCCTACGACTGTTCCCATTAACTGAAGTAATGTTGGATCTGGGCCTTTGAATGGTAAAGGCATGAATGCATCTTTAAGGTTTCCACCAGGAGCATCTACGTCACGGAACTCGCCCGGCTGCAACGGTTGAGCTTCGTCTCTGACGCGGATGCCTCGCATTTTGAATCCGGCTGGTAAGTTTGACAAGGTGCCGGCGTCTAAAAGTTGTCTTAGTGCTGCTGTTGCAGTTCGCGACAAGCCGCCGATCATGTGGATTAAGCCGAACCCGTAAAATCCGAGCCCTGGTAGAAATTTAAAGTGGACGAAATAGTCTTTACGCTTTTTAGTCTGGTCTTGTTCATCCCAGTTTCTTTTTACGCATAAAACTTTCCCTGAACCTTCGTCCAAAGTTACTATGTAAGGAAACTTAACTCCTGTAGACTCATTTGTCTTAGGATCAATGTCTTCAAATCCCGGAAGCTCTAAATGAACGTGAGCTTCAAGTATTGTAAATATTTCATTCTTATCTGGATCAACTCCAGATAACTCATCTTTCTTTTCTGCTATTTGATCTGTTGAAACAGAACTACCTTCTCCTAGTTCAACATCAATATAATTACCTGCAAGTTGTTGCATAGTTACATCGTTCTTTGTCATTTTAATTTTATGAATGATACATTCAGTATCGTCTAGTGAAGTTGAGTTATATGGAACATATAAATCTTCTGCTGGAACAAATTTAGAAACACATCTTCCAAGAAGAGCATCATAATAAACTTTTTTAAATGTAGAACCTGACAACGGTAAATTAAATAACATTTGGTCAAATTCAGGTTCGTACTCCTTCATATTTATCATTAACTGATAATTCATGAATTCTTTTACACGATGTGATTGTTTTATTTTTTCTGGGGTTTCTAAACCTATTATTTGTGTTCTTACTGGGCCACCTGCTGGAAGTAGTTCTTTATAAGCTAAAGCCTGAAACTGTGTAACTGCTTCTGCTAAAACTGGGTGTGTGGCACCACTTGATCCTTGAAAAGGCTCAGTTCTATCTTCGTACTTAAATCCAAGTAGATCTAAACCATTTGTATAAGTTTTTTCCCAATCACTTCTAGAAGATTTACATTCTTCGTATTCTTCAAGTATTTCATTTGAGATTTCGTTAAGATCGTTCTCTTCTAAAACCTCAGCTAAGTTTTCTTGGTGTCCTGCATAGCCTTGTTGGGCTTGTGGTTGACCAAAGTTAATTTCCGCACCACCATCCTCAGTCATTTCAACATTTGACTCTTCAGGTTCTCCTGCTTCTAATTCTACCTCTGCATCATAGACTGTTTGTGAATCTTTCAATTCATCTACGAGTGTGTCTGGTATTGCTTTTTTATCTATTGCCATATTAGCTCCTCATTCCAAATAATCCGCCTATGCCCATTGCTCCACCAAGTTGTTGCATATTAATGCTACTAAGCACATTTGATGGTTGTTGTCCACCCACTTGACCAAAAGCTGAAACACCATGTCCACCATGTCCACCTTTTTGCCCACTAATTGCCTGTAGTAATTGACTATGGTTTTGATTTATCGCGCCACCTAGTTTCTCTTGTCCTTTTTGCAGTCCGAGACCTAGTTCTAGATTAGATACCTCTTGTGATCCGGGAAGGTTGCTTATACGATTTCCTTGTCCTGCTGCATTTGCAAGTTGACCTAATGGGTCATAAGAATTTGTTCCTTGTTGTGCTACTTGAAAAGGACTTAAGCGACTTACTAGGTCGTTGTTTCTCTCGTTTACTCTTTGCGTATACTGTTGTCGATATTGATTTGCATCTTGTTGTGCGCGTTGAAATTGAGGGCTTAATAAATCTTCATTTGTCATATTGTTTGCGGCATCTTTGTAAGCTTGTTGATATGGATTCTGTGCTTGTTCTGCTGCTTGATAACTTCCATCTTCAACTCCCATTGAACCTAACATACCGCCTTCATGTAAACCAACTCTTCCACCAGTTGCAAAACCACCTGCTGAAGGGTCTTTACTAATCATATAGTTTAACCATTGATCAAAACCTTCTGGGTCTGCTTCTGCCATTCTTTGTAGTTTTGGATCATCATAAAGTATTTGCACTTTAAATTTTTCTTTTTGAATTAATTTTAAGAAAGCTGCTTTTTGTGCTTCAGTATATCTAGCAGAGTTCTGTACCATATCTTCTAATTCATAAATTGCATCTAATTCTGTTTTTGGATCATTTATAATATTTTTATATTGTTGCATATCTCCTAGATCAACAGAACTGTGTCCAGTATTAAAAGGACCTTTCATTCTTGCGTGTGCTTTTTCAGCATCTCCTGCTGTGCCCATTTTAAATAGCTTACTTAGTATCCCGCCGCCAAATTTAAGTCCTACTCTTCCGCCAGTAGCGTGAGGCTCTCTAAGTTTTTTATAAGCCGCTGTAAATCTCTTAATAGCTGTTCCTGGATCAATTCCATCGTCTAAATCTCTTACAAAAGCATCTACCATAGCTTCTTGTGATTTCATGTCGCGCATTTTAAAATCAGCGTCGAGCATCATTTTTTCTGATCTCTCTTTCATAGCTTTCATTTCAGTCATCATACTGTTAATCTCATCATCTATTTTTGATGTTTGCATAATCCCTTCTCTAGGTTTTGCAAAACCTTCTCTTATGCCTTTCATAACAATAGGACTCTGTGGATCAGGTTTCCACCCAGTCCAATCTGCTGTTTCTTTTCCTAAATTGTGCCAAGCATTACCAGTTTTACTCTCACCTAAAACAGTATCTCTGTACCATCCAGGCTCTTGCATTAGTTTGCCCCTAGACACTCTCATGTCCAACTCATTATCAGGAAGTAAATTACGCATAGCTACATTGCCAGCAGGAGTTTTAGGTTGTACCAGTGCTTCAAGACCTTTTCCTTTTTTGCGTCCAAGTAATTTAAGTAGTTCTTTTATAAATCCTCCACCAGCTGCTCCAACTCTTCCACCAGTTGCAAAATCTCCGGCACCATATCCTTCTGGGAAAACATTTTGATAAAACTGCCACTTGTCTGGATCTACTTCATTTCTTAAATATTCAGCATACGTTCCTTCATAACCACTATTTAAATACTTTCTTAAAACTTCTACTTCACCTGGTGCTTCTTTCATTAACCTTTGTATATTCTTTTTTATCATTTCTTGTCGTCCTGGGAAATCTCCGTAAGTAGAACCTTCAAGTTGCATTGAATTTTTATGTGCTTGTCTTGCTAATTGCTCAGGCACCATACTAGTAACATTGTTAGCTCCTCCTGTACCGTAAAGATCATCTGCAAGTTTTAAAAATGCATTTGAGTGTCTTAAAAGCTGTTGGTCATCACCAAAGGCAATTGCCTTAGCTGCAAAATCTTCTAATCTAGCTTTGATTTTTGGAGGGAGACTATGGCTTCCATATTCATCCATTATCTTTTTTGTCTGTTCGACCATTTCATCGTTAATATTGAAAGCTTCTCGCCTCTGGAAATCAGGGTCCATACGCAAATCAATATTTTTGTATTTAGTTTTTGCAATATTCATGATTTGGTCGTTATCCAAACCAGCTCTACCAGTTGCCTTCAATAGTGTGTTAAGATATTGGCTCATTAGTAATACGTCCTTCGTTTTTCAGGAAGTTCCTCGTCCTCGTAATCTTCGGGATGATCTACAAAACCACCTTGTCTAAATCTCATTAATGCTTGAGTCATACTGTCCACTAAGTCATCGTGTTCGCCAAGTGGGAATGCAGCGCATTCCTCAATCATTTCGTCTGTAAACTTTCGATCCGGATACCAAACCATTCCTGCTTCGAATAACGGAGCTACTGAGTTTACCCTTGTATGTTTATCATTTCCTTTGCTTGGTGTAAAGTTAATAACTGGAATACCCATTTTTCTTAATTCATACGTTAAAGGTAGTCCTGATGCCTTTGCTTCAACAATTACCGACTCTGGTTTCCAATAATCATACTGTTCTTTAGCTTTTTTACGTAATTCTGGAAATTCGTACCGATCTTTAACAACATCAAGAAGAATAATCCGCGGTCCGCCGTCCTCGAGTTCAAATACGCCCCAAGTGCTTATCGCAGAGAAGTCAGCGGTCTCTTTTTTCATAAATGCCGTATCATATGACTGAATTACGTGTTTTAGCGCTGGTAATTTGTCGTGTGGCCATTTTTTCCACCATTCGCGCTTAATTATGCTTCCTTCAGCGCTGGTTGGGTTCTGCTGGTACTGTGCGTTCCATTTTAGTAGACTAACTGATGCTTTTACCGCCTCTAATTCTTCAATTTTCCAATATCCTGGCCAAACGGGTTTTCCAGAAGGCAAAATTGCCGGAAATTCGATTACTTCCCACTGGTCTGACTTGGGTTCTTTTTGTGCTTTCATTAATTTACCTGTTAGGTCAGCTACACTCCATCTTGTCATAACGACAATAATTCTACCTCCAGGTTGAAGCCTTTGCCGCGGTCCAGAGGTATACCATTCATAAACTCTGTCATATGAAGCAGGATTCATTGCGTCTTGCTCCGAGTGCGGATCATCAATAATTAACAAATCAGCACCACGACCTGTGATTGAACCGCCGACACCGGCTGCATAATATTCACCACCTTGGGCCGTTTCCCACTTGCCCGCGGCTTGAGAATCTTCTCTTAAACGAGTATTGAATATTTTTTGATAATCTTCTTGGTCAATTAGTGTTTTTGCTTTTCTACCGAACCTAACAGCAAGTTCTGCGTTATTTGTAGCTTGGATAATTTTAAGTGCAGGATTATTTCCGATCATCCAGGCTGGTAAATAGTTAGATGCAAACTCAGACTTGGTATGTCTTGGTGCCATATTGATAATTAATCGTTTGAGCTCGCCCCGCGCAACGCGATTAAATTTCTCAGCCATAATTTTATGATGTTCACCTTCAATGAATTCAGGCCACATGTGTTTTACAAAAGACATAAAGTCTTTTCTAACAGATTCATCCTTCTTTTTTTGATCAAGCAGGAGAGCTGCTTTTAAATATTCTTTTTTAGTATCTGCTGGGAGATTTTCTAATTGTTCTGGTGTTAGCATTTGAAAAAAATTTTTATAAAATTTTTGCACTTCCCTTTTTAAAAGTGAAAATGAATTTAGCACATATCTATTTCCAAATCAAACTATAAGGGAAAGGATTGGGACCCCTTTATATACAAAGGCGGGGTACCCTGGGTCGATCCCCAAGCTTGGCGGAATCGCAAGCGGGTCCTACTTCTTCTTTTGCTTAACTGGGCGAGGCCGCAGGCCGTGACATTTTTACAACACCTGTTGCCTTTGGGTCACGGCTCCCTATGAGTCTTGGTCAGATATGAAAGCTAGGGAGCCATGATAATATTAGGACTTACAGATATATTCTACCATGCCTAATAAATTAATTTACTAAGTTGATTGGGTCAGGCGACACAACAACTGTATCGTACTTTAATCTCTCAGCAATCTTTTGTTCTCTCGTCATAGTTTTATTCTTCATGCCTTTCAACATACTAGCGAGATTTTGTGGGTTGTAGATTGTTAAGCCAGATGAATTAGTCTTAATTAAATCTGCCTCGTCACATTCTACTCCGAGTTCATTCATTAACTCAACACCCTCAGTTAAATAACGATAAGCCTTTAAGCCCATAGCCATAGCTTTTTTCTGTGCAGTTATTGTATCTACCCAAGTAGCATGAGCCGAGATTAACTGTGCTTTCTTCTTCTTAAACATTTGGAAAGTTTCAAACTCAGCATGACTACAAGCAATAGTTCTTGACCTACAATGGCTAGTGCCGATTATATCTAAGTACCATTGTTCATCAAAGCCCTTTGCAATTCCGACATTATTATCATTATCAGAATTATATCTTGAGTAGCTTGAATAACCCAAAGCCTTATCATTCGCCTCACAATGTTGTGTTTTGTGTGGATTGTCCTGATTGCCCTCTTGTTGTGGGTAAATGTCAGGATTGCAGTCTTTAGCTTTCAGTTCATCACGATATAAAGCATAAGCAAACTTTCTACCACTATCATAACTGTCATACTCACTACTACCTTGACAACTACCAAACAAACCAAAGTCAAAATGTTCAGACATTTCTCTACTGTCAAAATCATCTTCATTATGTCCTTGCTCTTGTGCATAAGAGAAATAAAAACATTTATCTTTTGCTACAACATCTAAGGGAGTGCCATATTTTTTCTTGAGTGTTCTACAAGTATCAACATCATCTTGAGGATATGCTCTTGAAACTACATCTTTAGCAGTTTTAAATGTACTTTCATACAAATCCATAATGTCTGCTTTAACATCATTGTATGCTTGTTTCTCTTGAGTGTCCTC